TGTCTATGATAAAAAACCATACGTTAGACAAAAACTCTGGCTTACCATTTAATTTTGACTTCGATACTGCTTATCATTTTGATGCTACTAAGTTTGCTCACTGGTTAAAAGAAGAATACTGCATACCAAGAGGTCTTAAATATATACAAGAAGATATCGTTTCTCATGAAGTAGATGACAACGGTATTAAATCTTTAAATGGAAAATACTCTGCAGATTTATTTATTGATTGCACTGGATTTAAAGCTTTGCTTTTAGGTGATATAATGAAGGTTCCTTTTGAATCATATAATGATCTACTACCAAATGATTCTGCTATTGCTACAAAAATAGATTACACAGATAAAGAAAGACAAATGGTGCCATACACAAATTGCACAGCTATAGAAAATGGTTGGGTATGGAATATACCTTTGTGGTCAAGAATTGGCACTGGATATGTTTACTCAAGTAAATTTGTAGATGACAATACGGCACTACAACAATTTGAAAAACATTTAAATAGAAAAGTAGAATCTTATAAAAAAATAAATATTAAAACAGGTATACATGAAAAGCTATGGGTTAAGAATGTTTGTGCTATAGGTTTGGCTGCAGGTTTTATTGAACCTTTAGAGAGTAATGGTTTACATACAGTAATTAAATTTACATTAAATTTTTTACGTAATGTTCAAAGAGGTGAAGTCTCACAATGGGACAAAGATAATTATACATATCAATGTAAACATGAGTTTAAAGGTTTTGCAGAATTTGTAGCTATGCATTATGCTTTTACACACAGACAAGATACAGATTACTGGAAACATCAATTTAATAAACATTGGACTAAATCCTCTGAAAGTTTGACACCCACAGCATACGAAGGTTTATTTAGAGCTATGGAAAGAAGACATATTAATTTTCATTTTACTCATGAAGGAGGAATGCATTGTGTAGCTGCAGGTATGAATTTTTCTCCTACCGATTACCCTGCATTATCTTTTTATAATCAAGAAACACTTATGGATATGAAATCAAAATGGAATCCATTGATAACAAGATTAAATAAAAGAAAAGAATACTGGGATGAGACAGCAAAGAAATTAAAGTCTTATTATCAATTCATGAAAGATGAAATATATGTTTGAAATAATAAAACTAAATTCTAGAGTTATAGAAGATATAGAAAAAATACTATCTACAAATAAATTTGAGGATTACTCCAAAGATACTTGTACTGTTAATGGTTTTCAAACTAATAATATTATAGACATCTTTTCTAAAGATCTTTTAAAACAAATGATACCTTATCAAGATTTTAGTGAAAGAACTTTTCACATTCACTATATAAATTATAGAGACCATGGATATCAAGAAAAACATAATCATATTACAACTGAAAAGTTTTCTTTTATATTATACTTAAATGACTCTGATGGTGATACGGTTTTTGAAGAACCAATTAATAGGAAGGTCACACCAGAAAAAGGAAATCTTATAATATTTAGTTCAGATATACTTCACTACGCAAATGAAACTTTTAAAAATAAAAGAGTTTTAGTAGGAGCAATAGATGTTCTTAATTGAAGACAATAATTTTTTAGAAGAAAAACATAAGAAACATATAGATGAAATTATACTAAGTGATAAGTTTCCCTGGTATAATATAAATGCTTCAATAACAAAAGACTATAAACATTTTACATCTGTCAAACCATTTTTAAGCCATTGTATTTTAGAACGAAAAGAAACAAGATTAGAAGATATTTACAAATCAAATCAAAATAAATTTAGTCTAAGTGTATTAGATGCTTTTTGTAGTAAACATAAAATTAAAGTTAATGAAGTATTTAGAATGGACATTAATTTAACTTATAATAATGGCTTTGAAAAATGTGATACCCATGAAGATCACGAATTTGAACATAAACAACTATTGGTTTATTTAAATGATTGTGATAAAACACTTTGCACAGTTATAGAAGATGAAGGAAAGAAAATTAAAATAGAACCTGTTAAATTTAAAGGAGTGTGTTTTGAGTCAAAACCTCACTATCATTTTTTTCCTAAACAAGGTATCAGGGTTGTTTTAGTTATTACGTTCGATGGAAACATTTATTAGAACATATAAAATTTCAGATATTACTCTTTGTGATAGATTAATAGACTATCATAAAAATAATAATGAATATAAGAAAGAAGGTATTATTTATAAAAAAGACACGGGTGAAGTTGATAAGAGTATAAAAGAATCAATAGACGTTAGATTTTTTAATGGAACTAATGATAAAACAATAAATGAACTATACAAGGAAATAACAGTTCATGTTTATAAATACGTAAGAGAATTTCAGTTGGATTGTAATTTAATTACTGAAGATCCTGGTTTAATACAATGGTATCCCAAAGGTGGGGGTTTTAAAAAATGGCATTTTGAAAGATGTAATTATCAATCAAGAAAAAGACAAATTGTTTATATGTTATATTTAAATGATGTAGAAAATGGTGGAACTGAATGGTATTTACAAAATGTAAAATTAGAAGCTGTTAAAGGTACATTAGTTCTTTGGCCTTCTGATTTTACTCATGTGCATAGAGGTGTAGTGGCTGATGAAGAAAAATATATTGCAACAGGTTGGTTAGAACATTGTCTATAAAAATAATACCAAATTTTTTGAAAGAAGAAACATTTAACGAATTGAGTAACATACTACTTAATAATAGTTTTCCCTGGTTTTACTCTGATATTTCTGGAGGACCAGGAGATTATTCTAACTTCTTTTTTCAACATTGGTTTTATCTAGAGGGTAGACAGAATAGTGAATGGTTTGGTAAGGTAGCTATTCCAATATTAGGTTCTTTAGATTTTAAAAGTCTTATTAGAGTAAAAGCAAATTGTTATAGTCAAAGAGATAAAGAGATTATTACAAGATTTCATATAGATGATACTAACCCACATACTGTAGCTTTATACTCTCTAAATACAAATAACGGATATACTCTTTTTGAAAACGGTGAAAAAGTGCACTCTGTAGCAAATCAAATGATAATGTTTGATGGCAGTTTAAAACATGCAAGTGTATCTCAAACAGATACTGCTATAAGAGTAAATGTAAATTTTAATCTTATTTTATGAATTTTATTGACAGACTAAGAGAAGTTAAACACGCTACGCCTAATCAGAAGAAAAGAGAGCTGTGGGACGTTCAAGGTATCTTGCACAATAGAATGTATAAGTTTGATCTTAGACCATTAAAAAATAATGCTAAAGCGGGATCTTTTAAAACCAAGGCAGATAAGATGGTTTTTGATATGAAGGATCAATTTATTGTTGTAGATGTTGAAGAACTGCATCAATACTTAAAAGACAGTAAGACAAAATTCGTTCATTTATGGCAGTTGATCTCCAAGCTAGAGTGGAATATAATACTACCAAAAAATTAAAAACCCTATATAATACAAGGCTTATGTTACAGAAGCTCAATTTTAAACCTGGATTTAATAAACAAGCAACAGACTCAGGAGCTGAAGGCCAATGGGTTGATGGTGACTTTGTTAGATTTAGATATGGACTACCTGAAAAAATAGGTGGTTGGAAACAACTTACAGAGGCTCAAAAAACTTTACCGGGAGCCGCTCGTGCTCAACACGCTTTTACCAGTTTTAATGGCGAAAAATATGTAGCTATTGGAACATCGCAAGGATTATTCTTATATTACGAAGGAGCTTTTTACGACATTAGCCCGTTAGCAACAGCTATCACTGGAGCTACCTTTGATACTTTTTCAGGTCAAAATAACGTAACTGTTAACAAAGTGGGTCATGGACTTTCAAAAGGAAGATATGTAACTTTTTCATCTGTCACACCGCCTACAGGATATGTAGCATCAGATTTTACTACAGGAGCTTTTGAAATATTAACTGTGCCTAACAATGATACTTTTACTATTCAAATGAGAGTTAATGCTTCTGGAGCTGCATCAGCTTCTGGATCAGCTAGTATTAATCCTTATGAAGAAGTAGGACCAACATTTCAAACAGCTGGTTATGGTTGGGGCACATACCTATGGGGAAATTCTACATGGGGCACAGCTAGAACTGTAAGCAACGTGATCCTGGATCCAGGCAACTGGAGCCTTGATAACTTTGGAGAAGTATTAGTTGCAACTATATTTAATGGTAAAACATTTACTTGGGATGCAGGTGCTTCTGGACCTAGAGGAATACGTGCTTCTCAGACCACAACTAATTTTAATACAACAAACAATCCTACAGCTAGCAGATTAACTTTGGTATCTGATAGAGATAGACACTTATTTCATTTTGGAACTGAGACAACTATTGGAGACGCTACTACACAAGATCCGATGTTTGTTAGATTTTCTAATCAAGAAGATTTAAATACCTATGCACCATCAGCTACCAACACGGCAGGTACATTTAGATTAGATACAGGAAACAAAATTGTGGCTGCTATACAAGGTAAAGATTATGTCTTTTGTATAACTGATCAAGCAGCTTATGTAATTCAATTCGTAGGCCCACCTTTTATTTTTTCTGTAAGGCAGGTTGGTACAAACTGTGGATGTATAGGACCTAAAGCTGTATCATATGCAAATGGTGCTGTGTGGTGGATGTCGGCTGAGGGAGGGTTTTTTACATTTGATGGTACAGTAAAATCATTACCATGTTTAGTTGAGGACTTTGTATTCAGCACTGATGGAACTAATTTAGGTGTTAACTATGATGCAAGTGATATAATTTATTCTTCACCAAATGCTTTATTTACAGAAATTAATTGGTTCTATCCTAAATCAGGTTCAACGCAGATTGATAGATGTGTAACTTATAATTATTCAGAAAACGTGTTTACAACATCTTCATTAGATAGATCAAGTTATCAAGACCAAGGAGTATATAATTTACCTTATGCAACTGATTACGATTCAACAGCTACCCCAGTATTTTCTGAAATATCGGGTATAACTAATTTGTATGGAGCTTCTATTTACTATGCCCATGAGTTAGGAGACGATCAGGTTAATAGTAGTGGCACTACATCTATTGATGCTTTTATTAAATCTGGAGACTGGGATATTACATCTAGACGAAGCGCACTAGGACAGATGACTGGTGTAGCAGACTATAGAGGTGACGGAGAATTCTTTATGTCCGTTAAAAGATTTATACCAGACTTTAAATATTTACGTGGTAATTCTACAGTT